CTGGTGGTTGCACTGCTGCTACTGGTGGTTGCACTGCTGCTACTGGTGGTTGCACTGCTGCTACTGGTGGTTGCACTGCTGCTACTGGTGGTTGTTCAACACTTCCTATTGCATCAGTAAGACCTTCATCGGCAGTTTTTTCTGCAAAACTTTTAGAATTTTGATTAACCAACAATTCGAGTACATCAGCAATTCTTTTTAAATCTTTTTCAATTGGCATATAAATCCCCTTTCTTTTGGTCTTTAGTTTGGATGATGCGTAAACGTCCATCATTAAAAGCAGTTACTATTTCACGAATTAACAACTGATATGGTTTACCTGTTGTACGTTGTGATTTAGCAATAAAAATATCAAGTTCTGACTGATTGATTCGCAATCGTAAATCTCCATCCAGAGCTTCTTTGTCGTCTTCTAATCCCACATTTTGTTCCTCTCAATAATTATAATATTACTGTTTAAACATTGTAGTATCACATTGTAGAAATTGTCAACATTTTGTTTGACTTTTTTTCACATCTTAATTATCATCAATAATGACAGGAATGTTTCAGTATACTAAAATTATTAAGCTAAGTTTAAAAATAAGTTTAAAAAGATGAAAAATTAATGATAACAAATAATGAGTTTCTGACTGCTATTTTCGGTAATGATACGGCATGGGTGCATGTTACTGATTTTCCATACGACCCCACAAACATACCAAAAGACAAACACTTAGCTGCATGGAAAGGTGATTATTATTCTCGTTATTATTTCCAACCAAATACAAATCAATACTTTACAATCAGTGCGTTTTATTGTGACGACCAACAACAGGCTCGTAGAAGAAAAGCATTATTTAGATACACACCTGTTGTTGTACTCGATGATGTACGAGAAAAACTATCTATAAATGAAGTATCTAAATTACCACAACCATCATGGATACTTGAAACATCAGCCGGTTCTGAGCAATGGGGTTACATTCTTGACACTCCTTGTACTGAACGTTTCAAAGTAGAAAATCTACTTGATGGATTAGTATCTAATGGGCTAGCACCTGATGGTCGAGACCCTGGTATGAAAGGGGTCACACGTTATGTTAGATTACCTGAAGGATCCAATAATAAATCATCCAAATTAGTCAACGGTCAACCATTCAAGTGTCAAATGACCTTATGGAACCCGTTCAATCGTGTTAGCATCGAACAACTCGCTACCCCTTTCTCAGTTGATTTGAATGCTGTCAGACGTGAGTCTAGGACGGATGGTGCAAGTGCAATATCAGACCATCCGTTAATTAATATACCAGAAATAATTCACATAAAAGAGGTTCGTTCTAATGGTAGGTTTGATATACGATGTCCCTGGGTCGATGACCATACAGGAGCCGATGACAGCGGCTCAGCAATATTCACAAATTCAGATGGTTCAATCGGATTTAAATGTCACCACGGAGCATGTCAGGATAGAACAGGGAAAGACTTATTGTCGTTCATTAATAGTCATTCGCCGACGTTTTTATCAGTTTTTAAAAATTGGCGAATGTTACGTGAGTTCTCACAGATTGTTGAACCGGTTAGCTTTATGCAACCAGCGACAGCGGTTGAACCGGTTAGCTTTATGCAACCAGCGACAGCGGTTGAACCGGTTAGCTTTATGCAACCAGCATCGACGATTATACAGGCACCAACACCGGTAGAAAATCAAAAAGAACCAATACAATTTTTGTGTGATGAATTACGAAGACAACATCCGAGTAGTTCTGAAGCACGAGAAACTGCATCGAATATATTAAAGTACACTGATGATTTACCAAAGCTTGATAAAATGCATTGGCATAATGTCGTTTGTGATTTAATGTCCTGGAATAAAGGGGATTTTAAAGATATTCTCAAAGATTTGCGTCAACAATGGTATGGTGAAAAAATAAGTAAATCTGAATTTTATGATGATGTTGTTTATGTCAAAGAATTAAATCAGTTTTATGATTGGAAGTCAAGGATTTTTTTCACCACCGAAGCATTTCAGAATAGTTTTTCTCATGAAGACAGTGAAGCTCGTAAAATTGCATTACAAGACGGTCGCGTTATAAAAGTTGACAGGCTTGATTATGCACCGAAAATGCCACGAGTGTTTACTGAGAATAGCACAATCTTTGCTAATACCTGGACCGACATAACACAAAACTACGGTAGCAAAGGTGATATTGGTCGATGGCGACAGCACTTCGATATATTGGGTTGGGGTAAACACTTTAAGCATGTTACACAATGGATGGCGTTCACATTAAGACACCCAGATATTAAAATTAACCACATGTTGATGTTTGGTAGTGGTGAAGGTAGTGGTAAAGATTATCTTTTATACCCGTTAACAAAAGCTCTAGGTGAAAATTACAATGTTATTAGTGGTGAAGAATTATTGAGTGGGTTTAATGATTACACGTTATCAACTAAATATCTACACATTAATGAAGCTGAACTCGGTGACCGTCGTGAAGCGGTAGCGGTTAGTAATAAATTAAAACCTCTAGCAGCTGGTCCTCCTGATTGTTTGAGAGTGAATCAAAAAGGCATAAAACCAATCAATGTTAGAAATATTCTCAGCACGTCAATGACTACCAACAGCATATTACCTGTTAGATTGAATGGTCCTTCACGACGTATTTTCGGTTTGTGGTCCGACCTTAACATACGTGATGAATACGACAACGTTAAACCAGAATGGTTGGAATATTGGAAAGACCGCTGGGAATGGATGAAATCAGACGGATGGAAACACGTAGCTTACCACTTGATGTATGAAGTAGACCTCAGTGATTTTAGTCCTGCTGAATCACCACCGATGACGGATTTTTTACGTGATATTAAAGAGTTGTCGAAATCACCAATGCAACAAACTGTTGAAATATTCATTAAAAAGAAACTAGGTGTTTTTAAATGTGATATCATCACATCAAGTGACATGTCAGAAACATTAAAATGTGGTGCCATCTTTTCACCATCAGATATGTATTCAGATGGTAAATATTTTAGCCCTACTAAAACGGGTATGATAATGAAACAAATAGGAAGATATCAACAAATAAACGCGTACATTTCCGGTGATAGGGTTAGGCTTTGGGTGTTACGCAATAATAAAAAATATCAAGATTTAGATTCTAATGCTCTTTATAACGAATACATTGCACAGATGGCAAAAGTTCGTGGAGATTTAAACAAACTACAAATTGTAAACTAGGAGAAATAATATGAACATTTTATACACTAAAATGATAAATAAAACACATGTTTATTCATTCACTGTTAATTCAGGCGGTGAATATAATATAGAAGAAATTGAAGATGTTGAAATAATTTTCGTAAATGGGATTTTATCAAATGTGAAAGTTGACAGGCTTGATTGTTTGGGACGTAACAGGTGGAGGATATACGCGGCAATAAATGAACAAATAGAAATCATCGAGCAAACCTACAGAAATGATGTTGTTAAAGAAGAACCACGAGAAGAACCACGACAATATAAGCCATTAGAAGATTGTTTTACATCAACATTAAAACAATCATTAACCTAAAAAAACCCCCCTTGATAAAAAAGGGGGAAACTCCTTGTCGGGGGATAATACTGTCGTTAGAAATTAACTTTGAAGCCTATCATCTTCACATTATAAACTTGATTGCGATATCCTAAAAATACACCAAAATATTTATTGAAATCATACCCTGCTCTAACCCCATACATCGGCAATAAGGATGTTTTACTAGAATGTTGTTCATACTTAAAATCTACAGGAAGAATGTGACCAAGGGCTTTAAATTCCTTCCTGTATCGTAAAGTGGTCTTGAGGTTAGCTGTTAATTGTGACAATCCAATAATAGGTCTAATATAAAACTTATTAAAATTAAGGTTTCTATATAACCCAATTGATATATTAGTAAAATCTAATTCGTTTTCAATACTCAGTGGTCCAGATTGTTCAATAAATGAATAAGTGTCGAAACGCTGAAATGATAACTCATAACCATACTTCCCCATCTTATTATTAAATGAAACCGATTGTCCGGTTAAAGTGTAATCTTCATAAGTGATGGTGTCTGCTGATATTGTTACACTTTCCGCTTTCGCTATTGAAATAATCAATACAGGAGTTAAAAACGATAAAAACACAACATATATAAACTTCATTATTGTTACCTTAATATCACTAGTTGTTAATTATTTTAGCACATTTACACTGTTTGACTGATAGTAATTTCAACAAAGCTACATCAAATTTCTCAACAGTCATCATATCATTTAGCATTTTTAAACCTTCAATCTTGGTTAGACCTGCTTTAAAAGACATATCAGCAAATTGAAATAACATCTCATCAATTGTATGCTCTATACACCCTAAAAAATGACCAGTTTCAATGCTAAATTTGAGTCGATACTCAGTACAATTATAATCTGTTACTGTTTCGGTCATTTCTTACTGCTTCCAACATTGATAAATAATGTTCGTTTTGATTTCTAAAACTATCCCACATTATTTCCGATATCATAATACAAGCGTTCATCGGTGTAACTGACGTTCGTATAATCCTGTTAACTTTACATTGCAACGCTGTCAACTTCAGTTGGTTTTTAGGATTTGCTTTTGATATTTCACTTTGTATAAGTGCAATGCGTTCTTGTTCGAATAATACAGGATTAGTTTTAGCCAAATTAGACCAGTAATCAAAATCAATATTAATCATTTTAAATATGTCCTTTTTGAAAAAAGTTTAGAATCTTAGCAAAGAAAAAAGATACTTCATATCTGAATGAATTAATTTTACTTTTGAATAATGATTTATTTTTATATTTCCCATAAAGATGATATATTTTTCTGTACTGTACATACCGTCTAAATCTGGCTGATATTGTTTCGTTGTAAGTTTTTGGGAACTCAAGAAATAAATAAGTCAGATGCCAGTTATAAATAATATCAAAAAAATCAAATATAATTTCAAATATATTAAAAACAACGTGGGGTTCTTTACCAGAAATGTTTAGCTTATCGATAAAACAAACTAAAATTATAAAAAATATCAGTAAAAAAACAATCCATATAAAATTATAAACTACGAAAAACAATAAAATATCAATCATTACGTGAACACCTTCCATAAAAAGTTAACCCCATAAGATACAATTGATGACACAATTATTATGCCTAAAATAAAAGCTACTATTTGTAAAAATTCTTTCAATGGTTTATCAATACTTTTGATATGAAATTTTAAACTGCACCTTTTTTAACATGTTTTCGTTATTCATCATTAACTCCTTTGGGTTTATGTTTTAATTTGGCGCGCTTCTCTCTACCATAAGCGATTGACCACTTAGCTCGATGCCCTTCTGGTAAATCCTCCTTACATATTGGGCATTCATTCTCATCATCAGTAACCGCAACGTCGCAACAAGTTGTAAAGAATGTGCTATTTGTCGGGCGACATAAATAAACGCTACTCATCACTAACTCCTAATATTCGCACGTAACTTTCAGGTTTCTTTTCCAGAAACGAATTTTCTTCAAACGCTTGATTTAAATCCTTAACGCTAATATATTTCATTTTATTTCATCCCCTTAAATTGGTTCATAAAAGTATTAGATTCACGGTGTATTTCACCGATATAACTTTTATATTTATTTCCTTGTTGATTTTGCAATAACAATAAAGCGTTTATCAATCTAGAAAACAACTGTTCTATTTCTTTGTTTTCAACTCCTACCATTCTGTTTTCATTTAAACGTTCTAGTTTAGAACATTCATCGATGGCACTTGAAACCAACCTACTCATCAACATATTGTTGATATCGGTAACTTTGTATTTGTTAATGATGGTCCGTTGGCATATTATTTTTGCTAATTCATCAATTGTTTGTCGGCTGTATAACATGATTATTTTCTACCACAATGTAAAATCAGTCTTGAAATATTCTTTTCATTCACCGACGAAATAATATTTTTAAATTTTTCTTTGTCTTTTTTCATGTCAATTTTTATTTCTTTATAACTACGATCAGTTGCGTTAACTAAGGCAACATGAGTTACTAACTCGCATTTTGTAATAACGATAACAAATTTATTGTCGTTCGGCGTTGCTAAAACACAACCCATTGACATTAATAAAAAAGAGAAGAACACTAATGTTAGTTTAATCATTTTTCATACCTATACAGTTGATTGTGGTGATTTTCAAAACAGATTCATTGTGGTTGATTATTTCTTGATTTCCACCGGGGTATTTATTAAGCATTTGTAAAACTAAATATTGGTCGTGTGGATTGTATGGGTTTATTTGTTCATGTAATAAATCACCGTTCTCTGAATAATACAGATAGATGAATTTACCGCACATCATGTGAGCATGAATGAAATCACGTTTTTCAGGAGTGTAATCGTTAGGATAAGAACCACAAGAAACAAAAATTAAAATTATTATTAGAAATAATTTATACATTATTAAATTCCCCCAGTAAAAATTTTACGGCTTCTACTTTACTGTGAATATCATTTGACACCATGGCATCGAATGTTAGTTGGACTTTATTTGGTTGTTTGGCTCGAGTAACAGAGACTAGACATCGAGAAGGATTGTTTCTATTGAATTTTACTTTATATCCGTTAAAATCATTTAGCATCCATTGCATATTACTGGATGCTGTGCTCATGATTTACTGTTTTCCTGCTTTATAAAATTCCCTTTTAGAGAAACCATCATTCTATTTTCAAATTGTTTAATGATGGAAGATGCTTTAATTTTCAAATCGTTCAAATCAATTGCACGAGTTTGACATTTAACATTGGTGACTAGACAACCCCCGGTTAATTCAAATCGATATAAAAAATCACACCGGGTGTTATGTCTTTCTTTAATCAATCTAGGCCTTATCATCTTAACCATAACTGCAACTCCATATTAATAATAGCTTGTTTTATTCGAATATTTTCAATTTTTCGTTTAAATGTTCGTTGTGAATTAATCTTCTGTGTAAATCAGTTACTGGTGGGTGATAATACCCTGTACTTTCTGGTGTATCCCCATGATTCCTGTCAATCATGTACTTTGCGCCGTCGAAAAACGCTACTCGATATGTGTCTTTGATTATTTTATCCAATCCTTCTACAGTGAGTGATACCGTTTTAGTTTTGTCAATCTGTTGTTTAGTTAGCATTTCATTTCACCTTTGTTTTATTAAACACACAATCCTTGAACGCCTATGATTCGATATCCAACTACACAATTCAACCCTCTTAAACTTTTGGAAAAGTTCCCCCAATCTATATCCCCAGCCAACATGGATACGCTATTTCCTTCATCGTCTATCATTTCAATTACCATACTATTAGGTATAAGTTGTTCATTACCGATGTGGGCGCGATAGTGCTCTTTTGGGTCCGGTAAAATTTTTTTAATATCACGCATATCAGGAACTTTGTTCACAAATTTACAATGACCATAAACAGTATTATCTATACATGATACAAATTTTAGTTTTGATAATTGTTGTAATTCTTTCACAGTTAACCCAGCATATTTTTTGTTTTTAATTTCTTCTGTTTTAATGATTTCTTGAATTTTATTTTCATCACACACAAGTGATATGTCATCTAATTCATGAATTGATTTTGCTTTGTCTTTTAAAACAAGCATGTCGATTACTCCAATCTTCTTTATGATTTCACCTACGATGTCATCGATATTAATATATTTATTCATGATAGCATTCCTATCTTCTTAGTATGAGTCGTCCAGCACCATCGCCGCAAATTACACGTATCCTATAGACTTCAATCCACGTACGTACAACCCCTTCATTGTCCTTACATAATTTCAACGCTAATTGCTTTTCAGTTTGGTTCATGGGTTTAGAACAACCTAATAACAATATGCTTGTTATCAATAATAGTGTTATTTTATATTTCATTTTGATTCACCACTGTTAATAAAGAAGTGAAAAAATAAAGCAATAGGCCAAAAAAACCCATAACCAATGTTGATTATTATCAAAACAACAATCTCAACACCATTTAGATTATTCTTTTGCCTTGCTTTAACTGCTATAAAATCTCTAACAGCTTCGACAAAAAACATAAATACAGCGATAATCAAATACAAAATTAAGTAATCATTCATAAGTGTATAGTTCCTTTTTCCAGTTTTTAGGTGATTCAACACGACCTAAATATTGACGATGTTTCCAACACCAAAGGCCAGCAAACGTGCTCGGTTCATCAATATGACCGTGAACCGAGCCGAAAATATCAATAGTAATGAACTTTATTCCATCATCAATTTTTTTGTCTTTTAGAAATTCATTCATCTGTTTGTTGTTCATATCTATACCCCTGTGAACGAAAATAACGATGAAGTCGTTGTATACTTCTTTTAAGTGAAAGTATATGATTTGATTTCTGTGGTAGCTCATATTGTAAAATGTCACATGAGAACTTGTTTACTTGTTTATTTTTCAAAACTTTACTCCTATTATCCGGTAACCAATACAAATAGAATTACTATGATAAATGTTAAACTTGTTGTAACTAGAAGAGAAATTTGACCAATTCACATCTTTAGATTTACATTGGTATAACTCATCATTGTTATCGATTATTTCAATAACAACTTCATCAGGTACAATTTGCTTATTACCAACATGTACTCTGAAAAACTTTTCACGGTCGGGTAGTATACAGGTTATACAAACGTTATCAGTAGGGTCATAATCATCTAAAAAACATTCGAAAGATTTCCCTGAATGTTTATATGTTAGTGTAGCTCGAACGAAATCAAGCTCAGATAGTTGAAAAAGTTCTTCGTTAGTTAATTTTTTCATGGTTTCAATCCGTCCTTAAAAAGTAGGAAGTGCCGTTATTCTGAGGTACTTCGTTGTTTTTGTAATAATCAATTGTTATCTCGTTAATGGCTTTATTAATTAACACATTAAGAAATGTTATCTCCCATCCAACATCAGCGTTCCATGTGGGTATAAAATTACTAGACTTCTCAAGTTCACTAAACCCAATAGAATAAATATTACCTACACCACGAATGTAAATGCTTTTGAATCTATTTACTTTCAGAATATCATTAGTTATTTCACCTAACGGCCAATCTTCCCACGGTGTGTTGATGGTTCTTCTGTACAATTTAGGGGACAATATCATTTTTACATTCCTTGTTTATGTAATATATTTTACCATTGGAATTTATTGGTTTAAGTTTTTGAATTTCTGTTTTGATGGTGGTTTTTAAACTACTAAATAATATACAGTTGGTTATTATGCTTCCTATCAACAAACCAAAAACAGCAACAATCAATACTTCCTTAATCATTATTTTTCTCCAAAATGTTTAATAAATAAAGTTTCGATTTCTTGCCATTTAGCACCAGCGGAATGAGCAACATAAGCAACATAAGCAACATAAGCAGCAGCAGCAGCAGCAGCAGCATAAGCATAAGCATTATCAGCCAACACTGACAATTCTTCTTTAGTTATTTTACCAGCTTTGAAATCTCGAATCCCCTGGATAGCTAATCGTGATGCTTTATCGTCACATCTCTCTTCATAAATCAGTAGCACGCTTTCAGCTACATCAGCTAGAAACAAACAGTAATCCAAATAATCGAAACATCGTAAGCACCAAACAGCGTCATCTAAACCATTGGATTTAAGGACAGCCATTAAATCGAACTCTTCAGTGTCGTGGAAGTTATCTTTATTTAGAAATTTAGCTAATTTGCTGATGCCTGTTCGACCATCAGTTGATTGGCCACACG